AAAAACAATTTCCGCTGACCATTAATACTTAGTAAACGGCTATTCACTGCGTTTATTCTATCTCTAACCAGAGCATGGGACTTCTTGGCTTTTACCGCGAACCCTGCGTTCTGTAAGATCGACAAATCTGTACGACCACCTGCGCTTGTTTTGCGCTGTCTTGATGCTGGGTCTGGATAAACTATTATATGACGATTCGGGTAACGGTCTTTTATCTCCGTAACCATCTCGTCAGTGTTCGACCCATAGATGACAATCTCGTCAACTGCATACAGCATCTCGCCTTTACGAATGCAGATTACGGCTGACATAGGGTCTAAGTTAAAATCCATACCAATATGTAGAGTACCATCATCCTTGCAATCAACGACAGATAGTTCTCTACTAAATGCATAATATATCAAACCGCTGTATGTCACAAACTCTGCACAGTATTCTTGATTAAATGTACGCTCATCAAGATCTATTTTAGCCGCTTCAACCTCTGATTCAGGAACATTACCACCCTGTAAAGTTGTATATTGAAAGCTTGACCAATTTGGTAGGTTATTAACACCAGATGCCCACAAATCATAAAAGTGGTTTCTGCCTTTCGGTGTGCCAATAAAAAGTGCTGAACCTTCTCTATCTGATAATGACGGTCTAATTACTTCGTACCACGCCTCTGGTCGCATATCTGCAAATTCATCTAAAACCACAAAGTCTAAAGCCCTGCCTCTTAAATTATTAGGTTTTTCGGCTCCTTTAAGACTGATAACTGATCCATTAATTAATTTGAGAGTTAAAGTACTTTCGTTAGACTTATTAATATATTCTTCAGGTATCGTATGAATTAACATATCCCATGCAATTTCTTTTGCAGATCCATAGGTTGGCGCTACATACCAGCAGTTTCTATTCTTACCACTGACAGCCGCTTTAAGAAGTTCGCCTGTTGAGAGAAAGGTCTTGCCAAATCTTCTGCCAGCAACGCAGACACGAAAACGAGATTTAGAACAAAATATCTCACTCTGCGGCTTGGTTAATTGCATTACTATCTACGATAATATTAATAGGCGGTATTTCTTGTGCTTCGGTTTCTGTTTCTTTCCAACCAGCTTGTGTTTTTAGATAGAAAATAGCCGCTGTTGTATTACCCGTTTTAGCTTGAGTTATAAGATTTGCTCCTACTGTTGCAATAGCTTTTGCTTTTCCTTTTTTATATTGTGCAGAAACGTGTTCATCGCGCTTTAATATCTCAATAAACGTTCGTCTAGACACTCCTAAATAATCGGCTATTTGTTCTTGATTTAATACAGAAGCCAATGCACCAACCTCATGCGATTGTTCAGATGTAAGCTCTATTAAAGGTCTACCACCTCCATCGCCTTGATTACCTATTTTCACTTTTTAAATTCCTCAGACAAAATCATAGGGCAAACATTTTTCCATTTTACCCTGTGATGTAATCTTCTATTGGTAACGCCCATTTCATTAATTGTTACACATGAAGGCGCATACATAACACTGTAAAAACTTTTTACGTAAGTCCCTAAGTCCAAATATATATCAGTCAGTCCACCAGACCCTGCCTGCGTCTGTTTTTGCTCAAGACGTATTCTAGGTACTGTTATAAACAAACTGCCTTTTAAGCCGTTTTCAGTGTATAAATTAACATCTTCATTAATCCTACCCATAAACTTAAAAGGTCTATCAGTAGAACAAAAAAAACTATTCATAACCTTTCTAGAAAACTTGCCTTCACGGTGCAATTTTGCAACCTTAGAGCCTTCACCGCCAATAAAATCACCGCCTTGCGACATAGTAATTGTTTTTGCCCCTGAAGATATATAAAACTCAAGCATTGCTTTAATAATTATATCTAAACTTTTTATGTTAATTTGCCGCGTTATATAATTTTTATCATTGTCAAAAGTATACCTAAAGCCAGTATAGTCATCGTCAAGTTGCAAAAAGTATTTAATCCCTAACTTTTCTGCAACCACAAAATTATAGTTTCTAGCATATACAACAGAATTTCTTTGAGTAAAATTATCACCACTATCGGTTATTGCAATAGCGGCTTTTTTAGAAAACACAAAAACTTGACTTCCAAAGTTTTCTTTATAAGTATCTACTTGCTTGTCCTCGTCATCCACCATAAGAACGATTTTGCCGGTATAACCTTGCTTTTTTAATGTTCTAACTGTATCAACATTATTTGCCCTGCCATGAGTTAAGATAAAAACTGCAAAATCAGTTCTATCCTTCATTTGGATAATCCTTCACATATTGTTTTGATATAGTTTCGGATAATTTAACATAGCCTAGCTCTATAGCTTTGTTAAAATCTATAATAACTAACGCGCTATTTTCCATTAATTCTTGGCATTCTTTACTTGCGTGGGCATAATAATTAGCTATAGACTCAAAATGAAGTACAGTATGTCTACCTGCCGCCAACATTAGAAAATCTTTTTCTGCTTGAGGTAGATTTGCATTTTTTATTTCTTCTACCAATTCAAAAGTTCTTAAATCGTCATACAGCTCGGTTATATCTGGTTTCTCGCCTTTTGGTTCATAAGTAGGTATTTCTACCTTTTTGGTATATGCATCGTCACCAAAGCTATCCAGTGTCGTCTCACCTAATATTTCCATTATTTTATCTTTGTCAAAACCTAATAATGCAATATCAAATTCAGCATCCAAAAGCATATCAATTTCAAGTTTTAATAACTCTTCATTCCAACCTGCATTTAATGCCAGTTGATTATCAGCTATAACGTATGCTTTACGCTGTGCTTGTGTAAGCCCTTTTAGCGTAATAGTAGGGACTTCATCAAGACCTAGCAACTGCGCGGCCTGTAGACGACCATGCCCTGCAATAATACCGCCATCATGATCTATTAAGATAGGATTAGTAAATCCAAATTCCTTTATGCTTGCCGCTACTTGTTGTACTTGCTGTTCACTGTGAGTTCTTGAGTTGTTTACGTAGGGGACAAGTTCCCCAGTTGACTTGTACTCTATAGATAGCATTAGACCTCAGTACCAAATAATTCTTCGGATAATGGTTGTGGGATTATAGGAATAGAAGGTGGCTGATTAAGCTTTACGTTTACTTCTTCACACCAGTTTAAAATCTCTTCTCTAACTTGCTGTCGATTATACTCTGGATAAGTTAAAGTCTGGGTAATCGCATCGATCTTTTCGACTAATTCTACCCAACCTCTGTCATTTGCTTCGTTAATTTTAGATACTAATTGCAACTCCATACTATCACCTGTATGTAATTAGTTGCTACATTGTACTACATATAACTAAAAGTGTTAATTAAATTCATCTTTTGCTATAGCGCATAAGGCAAGCAAGCAAAAAGCCATAAAAAACATCATAACTACCTCCTGTTTAGAGGCGCATTTTATCTATATAAAACAACAAGTTGTAATGTTATTTTTGCATTAATCATATGCGTATAGTTAATAGTCCGTTGCGACCACCAGTGGACTAATCTGGCTCAAAAGGCGAGGGGTAGCCTTGGTCTATTTGTTTTTTTCTTCGTATCTTTTTTGTGCGTCTTGTAATAACAGCCATGCCCCTGATAATAATACTCCAAATACTGCTAATCCTATTACACCGATTACTATATCTAACATATTATTGCCCTCTGTTGTAACCTGCAAACTGCTCTACAGGCGTATTGTTTACTTCATCATATACTTCTTGTACTAATTCACGCAATGTTGGCTCTAAGGTCAGGTATATGTCATCTCGTAAAACACCTGCTACTATTTCGTTATCAGAATCGTTGTACAGAAAATTTAAGAACTGCCGTCTGTCAAGTATAGGATGAGGTAGTATATCGTCCCACCAACTTTCCATTGCATTTAAAAACGCATAACAAAAATGATCTTTCCAATCACAATCTAAATCTAGAATGTCTCCATCCCACTTAACGTCCATAGATTGAATGCTGTTAGCGATATTGTCTCTAGCTATTAAAATAGACATTAGCACACCCCCAAATTAATACAGTCGTTGTAACCCATATTAGATACAACGCAGTACAAGAAAAATACGATCCCAGCAAGGGCTAGGTCTTTTAAATCATTCTTTCTGCGAATACGCTTAACGTCTTTAGCGCGTAGGTGTGATAAATAACATTCGTTGACTTTCATTACGCCACCTCCTTGTAGAAATCAGCAATTTCATCCCAGTTAATTTCGCTAATATCCATAAAATCCATAATGACATCATCGAGATGTTTGGTCTCTAAAGCCCAATGATCTAAGAATATTTCTTGAATAAGATCAGCAGTAACTTCGTAGCCATCTTCTAAATAACCTTGAAGCAAACCACCAAAATGTAAATTAATAAGCCAAGTATTGCGATTAGTCCAACCGTTGTAATCTGCCATGTTTTATACCTCTTTAATTGATTGAGGTAACATTATTATACAATTTAACAGTAATGTAAACTATTTTGTTAATTAAATGATACAGGGCTGTAGTGTTCGTCTAATTCCATCTTGCGATGCTCTAGCCTGTAGTGTTTGGCAATTTCTGATCTAAGTTGTTTGTTGGTTTTCATTAGCTGGTTTTTCTTTTCTAATAGCATATCCATATGACCTATGCCTAAGTATTCTAATAACCATGCAGTAAACTCTGTGGGGTTCTCTGTGTAGTAGCGATGACATCCGTGACACATACAAACAAGATTGTCTAAACTGTATCTGACGCTTTTTGCTCGTCTACCATGTATATGACAGCACTCCATTCTGGCATCTTGTACTCCGCAATGCTCACAGGTGTAGTTAGATTTTAGTCTAACGACTTTGCTCGTCCAAGTATCTGCGGCATCAATCTTTATTGGCATACTCTAGCTCCAGTAGTAATTCGCAGTAGTGTATGGCTTTGCGTATGTCCTCTGCACCATTCTTTTTTCTAGTCACGTACTTAATGACATTTCCCCTTAAATAATCAAGTTGGTTTTTATATATAAACTCAACTGGCTGGATTGGTAGTTTGTAATGATTGCCACCTATTTGACTATCTAATGCTTTACCCATTCGTCTTTTTCCTTGACAGTAATTTCTTGAGGCATATCAAGATCACAGCGAGGGCAGATACCGTAAGCGCAATTGTCATCCCCAAGCCAGTACTCCAAAGTATGTCCGCAATCACAGTATAGCTTTTTAAGATTGTGACAGCCTGAGTGTAACTTTGTAACATTACTCATTACCGACCTTTATCTTAACCCTAGAATCTTCACCGTGGTCTTTGTGATAAACAACAGAAGTCATTGACCGTTCTGATCCGTATCCAGAATCCGAATGCCACTGATCTGTAGAAGTTAAAGATCCCCAATGCTCGAAATGCATTGAGCCAACTTCTCTTGCTGTGTGATGATGTATATGTCCAAGATGACAATACCTGTTTTTACTTTGCGACCATTCATTATCTAGATTTTTTATTACAGTCTGTAAAATCTGCTCGTGCTTTATCCTGTCACCGTGATGAAAAACAAAAAGGTTATTCTCCCACTGGTAATGTATAAACTTTGAATAATTTGGCAACACGTTAACGCGTGGCTCTTTGTCATACAGAATCTCAAGACAACTGGATAAGTGACAGGCCATGTCAGAATCGTGATTTCCTCTGACGTTAATCACAACAACTTGCTTATGCGTCCTTAACATTTTGTCAATTAGTATCTGAAAAAGTCTGCCGCCTAGTTTAAATGTTTTTCCTATTCTAGTGTCAACATCTACCCTCGTACCTGCGGTTGTTTCATTCTTGCTCGAGTCAGCGTGAAAAAAATCACCTACATTAAGCAGAACACCAATCTCTGCATCACCAACTCTGTTTGCTAATCTCTCAGTTGAATCTAATAATATTTGGCTTGCTATCTTTACGTCCCAATCATCATCGTCTAGCTTAGTTTCACTATCAGCCAACATACCAAAATGATGATCGCCTATAATATACATTGCTAAGTAATCGGAGTTTACTTTAGATGGTTCTTTGACTGCTTTTTTAAACCCTGTTAAATCGTCTTTTAAGCCCTCTAGCATATAATCAAGACGTTGCTTTAAGCTTTGTTTGTCTGGCTCTTGTATAACCCACTGTAAGGCGACAGAGCCATCTTCCTTGTATGCAGTTGATATTCTTTTAGCGTTAAAGCCTTCTGCTGTTTGATGTATCAAATCTCTGTGAGGTGCTACGCCTTGGGATGCGGCTCTTCTTGACAGGCGTTCTATTAGTTTATCAACGCTTCGCCTATTACATTTTAAAAATTCAGAGGCTTTGGTGTTAGAACCATATTTAATAACTGCGCTGAGAACTTCTTGCTGTCTGTCCGTGTCTGCAAACTCTAGTAAAACGTTTGGGTCTACCCTAGCCATTCAAACCTCCTGTTGGTTTTTTAGCTTTTGATATTCCGAATGTTCTGGAACATCTAATAACACCCCATTATCTCTAGCCCAATGATACACGTTATCCATAAAATACACCATTTCGCCTTTATCTAAGTGGCTGGTGTGCTTTACCTGACCTTCGATTACCGTTTTACCAACCTTGATATCTTCTAATCCAAGAAACCTTTGTTTCATCATAAGCTTCATATTTTCTTTCGTTGCGTTGGGAACTTTTGCAATAAAGTGTTTAGACATCTGTTCACACCATTTATGGAACAAAGAATTCTGATTTAAAGTGCGAGGATTAGTATATGGTAATAGTTTTATAGCTATGGGTTTAGAATAGTCCCAATCTAAAATCTGTTTGATTAAGTGTGGCATTTTTTTTTCGGCTTCGTGTTTATCGTTAAACTTCACAAAAACCCCCTGTGTTAGATCAATTTTTTCTTCAGCCATTTTTGAGATAAAGTCATCGTGGTTTTGTGTCTGTTTCTGTTTCTATAAGTACCTGCGTTAAAGTTTTCTAAAATCAACTCTTCATCAGTGCAGATTGATGAACCATTTAGTCGGTATCTAATAGTACTAGAAGATTGTCCAGAAATTTCTGCTAACTCTTTCACAGTGTAATAACGACCGTTGACTAGATCTTTTGACTTACCCTCATATAATATTTTCTTGGCTTTAAATAACTGTGCCATGTATCTCTCCATCGTAGTAATATCCTAATTTATTAAGATAATACTCTTTCATCATTTCTCGATCTTCAGGATCAACCCAGCTTATGTCTGCCAACTGCATCTCAGGGGTTTTATCTCTTAGCCTGTTTTTCTTTTTAGCTAGTGGTGAGCTACCTCCTCGATCTTGCGACCTTGATAACCAACGAACAACGAAGCTCTTTATACCCCTAGCCGTCTTTCTTTTTGTAGGATTAGCGTCTAACCAAGACTCCATCGCCATTAATTCTTGATGTACATCTACCGCTGGATATGCTCTTTGCCAAGCAATAATGTCCGTTTCTTTTGGTTGCCATACCTCTTTAGTGTTTAATAACATAATTACCCCCTATTGGAATTTGTGTTGCATTAACCTTGCCCATAAAGTTTCTATTTTAAATAATTCATCATGCTTTAAATATAGCCGGTCGCCATAACCAAAATTGTGACGATGACAATCAGTCTGAAAACTACCTCTATCCATCCAACCATTAACACGCATTTTGTTTGCATCATCAGTGCGTCCAACAAGTATGGCTATTTGTGATTTAAATTTTTCCATAGAATCGAAAATCAAATTTCCGTACTCATCATTAGTAAATTTAACATCTATAGTAAAATCACCGAACCATAAATCTACACCTCCGTCTGTTGCAACATTTACGGTCGGCAAATCTAAGTTAAACAACCTAGCAATCGCAAACTCTGCTTTGAATCCGTAAACATTAGCCTCAGTTCTTGATTGTTTTTTATTATCAAGCCTTGGCGCAAATCCTTGCATCTCACAAAGTTTAACAGTGTCAGCACCCATTAATTGGCAAGTGTGAGCATCTTGTTTGCTTAACCTTAATATCATATAAACCTCCTACAGTTTTAAATTTACTATGGCTCGGTCAAGCCTCGCCTGTTGTTAAAATAAATTTCTTGATATTTCTTGATTTTATTAAAAGCACTTTAAACCCTTTTACTTGTCAGAGTAAAATTTACGATCTGAGGGCTTTGCGACTCAGCGGTTAGTTCGTATTCGTATCGGATATCCAACCTATCCACAATCTAAAACCGATTAAATTGTAGGGCCATGTCTGGAGGGTCAACGGCGATCATTCTCGCTCATCACGCTCTGACGTTTAATTTCAGGAGTCCGTCAGCCTCAAGCCCGAATACTTTGTTAATTAAAAAACATCTCAACAAAAATGTACACTTACACTATATAATTAAAAGTTATAAAAGCATCTACGCTTATATCTAAAGCATCACATACACGCTGTATCGTGTGCAGTTTCATGTTAGATTGAGTGCGCCAGCGCAAAACTTGTTGAGGAGATGTTTTAGCTATTTTAGCAAACTCTACACTGCTAATACCTTTCTGTTCTTGAGCGGCTATAACGCATTTGCCTACGTGAATTAATTTCATTAGTTTGAATCCTATGTTATATTTATTGCGTCACTTCCCCCGAGTGACTTACCTCCTATGGTTTGCCCCCCGAAAGGGGGGCTTTTTGACTAAAAGGGGATGTCATCAAAGGTATCTTCTGCTACCTGTTGCGGCACACTGGCAGTTTCACCATCAGACCAGAACACTTTTACGTTACCTAATATTTTAGGACGATCACCACCTGCATCACGCTCTTCTTTGGTTTGTGAATGTGATATAAAACCATTGTTCTCATACTCATCCTGATTATCTAGATCTACGAATGTCGTCATATCTAAATAAACCCCTTTTGCTCCTTTGTATAACTTAGACTTATCAATCTTGCTTACATCTATCCTTACGCTTAATCCTACTTTCATTTTAACTTCTCCACTTGGTTTAAAATTTGACTTACAGCCGCATTAACTTCAGCGGCTAACTTTGCGATGTATTCGTCATCGCGTTTAACGCGCACAAGAACGTGCCGCATTTTTGGATGATAGGCAAAAAAGTCCCACCAATCACGTTGAGTAATCCACATACAACCTTGAATTTGTTGCCAGTATTTCCTAACACCGACTTGATCATCTGCCAGATAACTAACCATCGTTTTAGGCGCAGGACATTTAATCTCTAAACCGCCATCACCATTAATTAGGCCATCAGGTGAACAGCCAAACTCAAAGCTAGGGTCTACAATAAAGCCAGTTTCTATAACCTCATTATCGGTTATAAACTCATACGCCTCTCTAGCCTCTGGTTCTAACTTAGTCCCACGCTCCATCCATTCAGTAACATGAAAAGGGGTGGATTCACCTGTAAGACGTTCTGCAATTAGTTCGTGAATATATCCACTAGCAGAACTTGACGGCTTACCAGTTGCAGTAATCAGCTTAGAAAAGCCACTGGCAGATGGCCTACCCAATCGAGCGGCAAGCCATTTCTCAGTCCCTTGTTCATGCTCAAAAATTATAATGAGTTCTTTCCTTTACAATTTGTGCGTGTATTTCCCTGTTACATTGATTCGCGTATTTTTTTGTAGGGATAAAAGCGATAACATAAGTATGGCAATTAACGCACCCACCCTCCAAAACACACTCATAATCTGGGCTGTCAGATAAACCTTGATTTGCACCTAAGCTATCACCGCAGTCTGGACATATGATCTCTATATGCTTTCTCACTTCTTAGCCTCTAACGCGGCAATCACTCTGTCGTAATTACTGGCTAAAACTTGATCAATATTTTCTACCTTAAGCCACTCTAAAAACCTAGCCTTATCTGATTTTGTTTCATTAAGTAATTTTTTAATAGCAATTATTTGATCTTCACTAACCGTTGCTTTAACTACTGCCTCTGGTAAATCTTCACCTGCGTAGATGTAGTGGCCTAATCCAAACATTGCAAAGCACTTTGTTAAACAGCGCATCTTGGATGAGTTAATTGCAAACTTATCAGGGTTGGATATTGCTTTGTTACGGTGATCCATGACTGGCAACCACATATTCCTAACCATGGACTGATCTTTTTCAGTTAATAAAACACTGCACCTAATTTCTACCGTCCCAGTTTCATTACATTTATCCTCCTCAAAGGTGTAATGTATGTCAGGATAATGCTCCATCATAATGCCGTAAGCCCAAGCCCATGACAGATAAGACAGCTTGCCTTTTTTCTCAATATGATCTGACACATCAACAGCAGATAAAGTCTGCCAAACTTCTTTAGATAAATTCATGTTGACCTCCTACAGTCTCTTGTTTTGCGTACTGCTCACCATAACCTAGTTCGTAAGCCTCTGATTGACCCTCTAAGGCAGGGTAGCCAAGAACGCAGTCATACTCACCGCGCTCATAGTCGTTTAACTCGTTGATATTCATTACGCTACCTCCTGATCGTACCAAGCTAAAGTCCCGTAAGATGGCTTGCGCCCTTTAAACTCTTCCAGCCAACGATCCAGAGTAAAATCGTTAAGTTTGTAAACGGCTACAGTAGCAAGATCCAGATAGCTCATGTCAGTAGGGTGTACCCAGTAAAAGTATCCGTTACCTTTTTCTAATTCCCAACCAGCCTCTATCTCTTGAACTGCTTTGTTAATTTTTTTAGTAGTTAATTTCATTTTTATTGCCCTTGTTTTATTGATTGAGTTTACATTATGGACTATGCAATCTTAAATGTAAACTGTTTTGTTAATTATTTATACGAAAAAATGCCCCGACTAGCGAGGCATATGGATTTAGTAAGACCAAATAGAGGAGGGGAAACCATCCTCTTGTGTGCAAACATCTAAGTGGATAAATCTGCCAGTGCCTTTTTGCTGTACACCGATTCTTTTAACACCATGCTTCTGTGCCACTCTAATGATCTCTAAGGCGTTTTCCCCAGAACATAATATATCTACTGCCTTTCCGTATGTATGCGATCCTAGACGCTCTTTACGCGCTTCTATGGGGTGTTCTGGTGAACGATAAGCACTAGACAGGGGAAAGCTAAATCCACACTCGTGTCTTATCTCGTTTAACATTTTTAGGAAGTCAGGGTCAAACCCTTCTTCTCCTGTTGCTTTGCATTTTAATTCTTTAGGTTTAAAGTAATTCAGTGTTTCTTTTTTCTTAGTCATTTTCCGACTCCTTTTATGCGCTCTGCGCTACGTAATCCACCAAGACCTAACATACCCATCAAGACAGGTAGCATAACAGATGTATCAGCTTGTGGGATATCTACACCAAAACCAGCGGCTAAAGGTGAGACTAGGAAGTTGACTGCGAATCCGAGGACACAGACCCACCCTGTTGCTGGTCGCCAGCTAGATTGAAACCAGTTGCCTTTAGCTTCTGCTTTGTTGAGCTCAATCTGAGCGACTGCGAGTTCCTGCGCGTGGCGTTCAGAAAGCGTTGAGAGTTCAAAAGCAATCTTCTGTTTTTCGGAGGCATCAGGTATCCATTTGTCAAGCAAACCAGTAACTGGCTGAATAAGGGAGGTTAAAAGATCCATTACATTATCTTCTCTAATACGAATAGACCAATGATGAGGGGGTACATACCCCACAGCATCATCTCAGTCTTTTTAAACCTAATAGAACCCTCATCAAGGCGCTTCTCAATAGATTGGAACTTCATCTCTATAGCTTCCATTCTTACCGCACATTCACGCTCATGCGCCTCAAGTTTTAAAAGTGCCTCTTTGACAGTTGCCATTAGTTTTCCTCGTCTACCGCTTCATCAGTTTCTAACTGTTGTGTTAGCATATTCATAAATGCATCACGGCCAACACTTAACTGATCTAAGTTAAAACGAGTGCTTGCTATCTTTCTGTCTAAGTCAGCAACATGATTAACCATTGCTTGTTGTTCTTCAGACATATCTTCTAGGGTGTAATCTACATCATTGATCGTAATGGGAGTTGTTTTTTTCTCGCCCATGTTAATCTCCTTTAGGTTAGTGAACTTCTATTTTAAAAAAATACTGCATATAGTGCAAACCCAAAAATTACAAGGGCTAATACAAGACCCAACCATGTTGCGCTGTCCGACCAATCTTGACCTGAAATCATTCAAATATCTCCGTTGTTTGAGGGTCTACATATTTAGGTTTACAATAAGCTCTTACAGGTACAGGAAATGCTTTTTTAAACGTAATTCCTGCTGTACCCTCAATGCCTTGTAGGCTAATACTTCGGGCAAAGTATGTGCATTTATTTACATCAGCCCACACACCATATTCTTCTGTCTCTATAACAAGACTGTCAGCAGTCAGCGTTTCAAGCATTAATGCAAACACCAACTGTTTCACCTAATAACCTTGTCCTTTACATCAACCCATTGAACCTGACAACGACAGTCTACAGGCTCGTACTTATTACTGGGTCTTGATAGTTCTTGACACATATAAATACAGTGTGACTTCTTTAAATAATAAAGTGTCTGCTCATCAACTACTTCGCCATTGACAAAGAATAGAAGGGCAAACACCATTTTCATTGTTTAGCCAGTAGTGCCTGTACTAACGCAGAGATTTGATCGTTAGTCTTTTCCTGTATCTTCTCTTGTCTAGCCAATGACTCTACAATTGCATCAACCTTAGTCTCTGTTACAGCTTGTGCTTGTCCGTTTTCAGCGGCCTTCTTAGCAGTCTCTTTAACTATGACTTCGATTCTTTTAACTTCCTTAGTCGTAGTCTCTGCATTAGCCTGTGCCGCACCGTAAGAGATAGCACCGACAAACAAACTAACTACTAATGGAATAGCCCAAGTTGGAATGACAATACCTTTATCACTCATGACCAAGGCACTCCGTGACCATCAACAGGGTTTTTCTGTAGTTCGATGTTTGCCGCTACTGAATTAAGAAGTGATTGAACTTGTTCCTCACCCATCTCAGCGTGAAGCCATGAGATACAGTTAGCCTCAGTTACATCTGCATAAGGCGTGTAATTATCTGGATCAGGATCACCAAGATTCTGTGTACCATAAGAAGATGCGTGATAAGTTACTTCATTGTCTGTCTCCTCTGCGTTCAAACGCCAGTGAAGTAGATTGATTACATTTGTTAATCCGTCCTCTGACAGTACATATTCGCACTGTGCTATAGACCATGTGTTAGTTACTGCCATTTTGCTATTCCTCTAGTTGAGCGACACGTTGCCGCAGTGATTGAATTTCTTTGATTAACATTGGTACTAATTTACTGTAGTCAACACCCATCATGTCATCTGGAGTGTCACCTTGAGTTACTGCATCTGGTGCTACTTCAAGTAACTCTTGAGCCACCATGCCGTAGTCTTGATGCTCACCGTCTGCTTTCCAATCAAACTGCCTGACTTGGATAGCATCGACTTTAGAACCTGAGTCATCAGAGTCTTTGATGTTTTCTTTGAGTCTTTCATCAGATGAGGTGTTGTATGCTGTAGCACTTGTAGTACTAGTGATGCTACCGACATAGGGGCTTCCGCTTATGTTTGTAAAGCGAATCATAGTTGCAGTGCCAGAGAAGTCTCTAACTATCTCTAAGGAAGGGATAACATTACTACTTGGCGATCCATCTAAAGTAATTCCAGCGTCTCCAGCGGAAGAAGCTCCTATGAGGAATTCACCGCCTGATGTGAGCCTTGCGGCTTCCTGTCCACCAGTAAAAAATTTAGTTGTATTTGCTACATCACCAAAGTTTATATATGTGTCTGGGTCAGAGACACCACCAACATTTTTAACGTAGGCAGAATTACTTAGGTAGAGGTCTTTGAAGCGTTGGCTTGATAAACCTAAATCAGTTGTTCCGTTTTCTACGGCAGTGCTATTGCCTGTTGGTGCTATGTATCCATTCCCAAAACGTAACCCTTTATGTCCTGAAGCACCAGCATAAATATTAAAGTCGCCATCAACAGTACCAATACTACCTACGGTTGTGCCAGACTTGAAAAGTCTAATCAGATCACCGTCTGATCCTGTACGATTTATGTTAACCGTAGCATTAGCGTTTGCTGTGGCACTGTAGAAAGAAAAACCTGCTCTACCTTCAGAACGCAAGTTATGCCCATTGTCTGCCGCACTGTTTGCGCTGTTGGTCCAAACGAATTCGTCAGTAGTACCCACCAAAAGATTTCCATCAGCCGTCAGCGTCATGTCATGGTTAGTACCGTCAGGAGTCCAACGACAAGAGCCGTCTGCGTTGAGTCTCATGCGTTCTGTAGCGTTTGTCCCAAAACGTATGTACGTATTTTCCCTATTCCATATTAAACCATTACCAACACTTTCAACACCAACAATAAAGCCATTGCCTGAGCCTTCTCCAGTGTTTGCGTTTCCATACTGAGTAGCCGCTTGGCTTATAGAATCTTTATACACTCCAAGAACTTCACTAGACGAGCTAGTACCAATACCCACGCGACCGTCATGCGTAATACGCTGTACCAAAGATGTAGTGCCGCTAGTATTCGTGGTATAAAAATCTAAATTAGCGGCAGGCGAGGCACTGCTGTTTTTAACCTTAATCTCACCGTTAGGGGCGGTGAAACCAATGTTAATGGAATCTGTGTTAACAGTTGTTGCGCCTGTAGCACTCACGCTACCTGAGAATGTGGCATTAGCAGATGCATCAAATGCTAATGAAGTGACCTGATTGCCACCATCATTTTCTAATTGATAAAAACTTAAAAGCCCTCTTGTTGTAGCGTCTGCTCCTCTTGACCAAATTCTAGAATTGCCTAAGTAATAATCAATTAAAACTCCTGTTTGACCAGAGCTTGGAGATACTATGTTTCCTGTGATTTGTAACCCACCGCCATGCACTTGCATCTTTTGTTGTGGCGCAGTGGTGCTTCCCACCATAAGTGAGGAGCCAATGCTGACTTTGCCGTCTCCTCTCCAAGCCATAATATCGTTTTGCCAATACGAGTCCAACGAAAGGTTATTGCCTGTTGAGCCTGTACCTGCAAAGTTCCCATTAAAACTAAAACTCTGATTAGTGCCATCTTCAGAAAACGTAAGCAAATCTATATCGTCTGAAGCAGAACCTTTAATAGTTAAGTTTCCTTGGGGAGTTGCACCACCTACACTCACGCTACCTGAGAAAGTGGCGGCTCCTGCGTTGCCCCCTGCACTATTATTTATAGTCAAATAAGGAGTTGTTCCTTCGCGTATTTGAAAACCATAACTTGCGGCACTATTACCACCTACTAACTCCCATCTATAATTTGACCCTATCGTTCCAGAATTAGGATTAAGTCTTATAATTGCATCAGTATTAGAAGTCTGTTCAACTTTTACGTTACCACGAATTTCGAGCTTATCTGTAGGCGCAGTGGTGCTTCCGACCATTAATCCCCCATTGGGGATGTTGACGTTAGCTAATGAGGATATTTTCAGGGCTTGTGTAAGGCTTATCGTTGCCCCTGCTGTACCTGAGGGAGCTACGCTAAATGTGTGTGCGCCATTATATTGCGAGTAAGTTGATGCAAAGTCACTTTCTATGTAAACAATATTTCCAGAAGTGTTCCGAAAAGCATTGTTATAAAATACTGAAACATTAGCTCCGCTTACGGTGTAATCTTCGAGTGCCAATGACCCAATCTGCAAGGCTGTAGAAGTATCTCCCCAAGCACTAGGCGTGACCCCAATACCTACGTTGCCATCTGCGTTGATGGTTAGCCTAATATCTCTACTAGAACCAGTCCTGAAATCCATAGATCCAGAACTTATTACATTCATTAAATCATTATTATGGTTGTAAGCTATCTGACCTCTATAGGCAGAATCACCTGACGTACCATCTGCAAATAATATATAGTTTGTATGACTTGTTGCTGTAGAAGCTATTGTTAAACCACCTTCTGAAGCCGCACTTACAACTAAGTTTTTTGCGTAGTAAGAACTAGGATTCGTAGTACCAAGTCCCAAGCTAGATGCTGAACTATCCCAGAACAAGCCTTGTGCCGCAGAGTCATTATAGAAACTGATGTCACCCGTATCTCTGTCAATAGATAATCTTTTAGTTTCAGGGTCTTGACCAACGCCAATTTCAAAACGGTTGTTTGCGCCTAAATATTTAAGACTTGCACCATATTCAGACGTAGCTGTCGCAGTTTCATGCAAAAGGATTTTAGCGTCTGTTGCACCACCAGCAGTGTTGATGTTTAGCGTAGCGCCACTTTGGTTGCTAACAGTAAGCCCATCGGCTGTCACTGAGCCTGTTACGTCTAGATCGCCATTAGGAATTGAGACATTAGCACTTGCATCAATAGATAAAGCATTGGTTGTAGCACCTACAACAATGTCTAACGGAGTGGCGCTAGTTGAGCTAGTGAAAGAAAACAGTTTATTAGTAGTGCCTGATCTTGATAACTGTATACGTGTACCGCTTGATTTACCTTCGCCTACGTAAACTCTAGGAGCAACCAAGCCGTCAGCATTTGTAATTTCTACTGCGCCGCTAAAAGTTGATCCAGATAGTTCGGCTTTATCTGTATTAAGATTGCTGAAGTTACTATCAAGCTCTGTATTAGTAAGGGGCGATCCCTTGCCAGCTCTAGTTACAATTGTAGACATAAGAAGCCCCTTCTAATTAAGATGCAGTTAAAGTAATAGTCCAAGTGATACTCATGGTGTCATCAGAGTCTTTGTTGACAACAGCAAAAACAGTACGACATAACATAGTCCCACCTGATGAAGCGTTAAATACACCTGCCTCTGTAACCGCTCCAGTTCCCTCACCTGCCTCAAACGAGGATACATAGGTAATCGTATTGCTAGAAGCCGTAGTGCTGTCTAACGCCTCTCTAGAGCCTAGAGCAGATACTAAACTAGTTTGTCCTGCTGATGCGGCTGTAGTTCCTGATCCAACCGCCATATGTGTCATTACATTAGCAGAAGTACCAGCCATGCGAGAGCAAATGTACTCAAGACCTGCACTGACTACTAAGTTATGAATTTCACGGCTGTCTTTTACTTTGCCGTCCTTATCTTTTACTACTATTGCTACATCGCCTCGTAGCTTTAAATTATCGTTAATCATAAATCACCTTAAAAAGTTCGGCTTGCGCCTACAAAGTCCTCTGCCATATAGTCAAAAGATACATACCCTTGACTGCGTAATGAGCCAGAATCACTAACAGCAGAAGAATCTGCAAGAAGCCTGACTTGGTTTAACAAAATACTAATTACATCTGTCACACTAGTAAGATCTGTTCGCACCTTAACGAATGTCATTTCCTGATCGTCTTGTGCTGTTGCCTCTCCATCTAAGTCATCAGTCGCAATAAATGCTTCATTAATAAACTTATGGAATGCAGTTGATCTATTTTCTGACGTTACTGGGGTTTCACTTAACCCTTTTCCAATTGCAAATGTATCTATGGAATCAGTTAAACTACCAGAGTCAGATAAAACCTTACCTGTTTCTGTAGATACAACATCAGTTGCCGCAAATGTATCTGTTTGTATCTTTTGTAAATCATTAGAAACATTATCAGAAATATCTTGGCTATCACTTAGCGCCTTACTGGTCGCCTTTGATACTGTCTCTGTTGTACCTATGTTATCAGTAATGAACTTAAAAATTAAGAACACACCAAATTCAATGTTTGCAATTGCCTTCTTAAACGTAACACTGGCAACTGATTTCTTAAATGTTATTGCCGCTACTGCTTTCTGAAACGTAACTGCCGCTACAGCCTTTTTAAACGCTATCGCAGATACTGCTTTCTTGAACGCAACAGACAGCTTAATCATTAGAAGTCTGCGCGAATGTAAAAGTCCAGTACTTGAAAGATTGTCTCTACGTTTCCGTCTGAATAAGTAATCTCTATCTCACCCTCATAATACCCTTCAGGCTGATCTAAATTGGTACCAGAAAAACCAAAGATAGCTATACCATTAGCAAGGTCTGTACCTGCATCAGCCGCAGTTAAAGTAAACAGAATACTTGAGCCACCTTTGGCTCTAAAATACATACGGACTGTACCGCCAGAGCAATCTATTGCCGCACCAGTATCGTCTCTTGTTAAAGTAGCTTTAACCTGCGGGGCTGTATCGTCTTTAACTAATTGGTATGTCATCTTAAACCTCTGCTTGTATTAGCATATTATACTACTTGTTTTACGTTAATTCTTGATCAATATAAGCGTATCTGAACCACCGTGTTTCATTGGTTTGCTTTTCTAAAAAAAAATATTCTATGTCTTGATCTTCAGATTTATCAAACTTTAATTGAGCAACACATTCGTTTGCTTTTGTGTGGCCTAAACCACTCTCATGCAATACCTCAGTTCCATCGAATTTTCTGTAACCAACACGATTCACGATATATTCTCCAACGTACCTGTCATTTTCAAAAGCGCATACGTCACGCCACTTTGAGGATTGCTAATAGATGCTCGCAATCTATACTCAGATCCGGTTGTTGATCTCCCATAGCTAACCTTCCACGGAATAACAAAAGTTGATCGTCCTTTTTGGTGATAGTTGCTGATTGTTGCTTGAGTTACATAACTTGCATTTGCATCAATCGGTGTATTAACCCAATAATCATCAAAGGTATCTGGGCTAAACCAAGTACCAGTTGAGGTAAATGAATCACTGCTAAAATACAAATCGTCATTTGTTGAAAAAATATCGCTAGATGTTGAAATCATAAGATAGGTTTTGTTTGCTGAAAGATCATAATAAATAGATCTAATATCACCAACTGTAGAGGGGCTTGAGCTATTGCTTACACCTCCTGAAACATCAAGCGTTTCCAGTGCATTAAAGGGCAGACTTATAATTTGATTGTAGGGTATTGATTCACTTTCAACCGTAACCTTATTGCCTGTACTTGTTATTTGTACAGGCGTTGATCCCTTTGATTTTTTTTGTACTGTTAATGTAATTTGACTGTAATCAACAGGCGATTGCCCTGTATTTTCAATCAAGAAAAATAGGTTTAAATCTATCTTTTGCCGTTTTGCAATATTTAATGCCGGAGCAGGTATTGAAAAATTAGAAAAAATAGTTGCGACATTTGTTAGTAGTTGCTCTCCCCCAGTATTTGTATAAAACCTTTGCGCTATTGGATAAACTTCTGTTACATCACCTGTAAGTTTATTGACTGTGATTGTGTCAGTAGTAATTAAACCACCGTCAATTGTTGTTACGTCGCCGCCTGTGTTAGCTAAAGCTGTATTTAAACTTGTAAAGGTGACTAATCCGTCAAAACTAAATGATGAAAATGCCGCGTTAAAAGTTATTGTTTGAGTTCCAGCATAAGTTGCTTCGCTAACATAATAGGTAGATGCCCAATATTTAGCATCACTACCAGTATTTACAGGTGGTGTGCGCGACCAATTATTGGTTAATCCAGTAAATACGCCTGTTGTATAATTATAGGCTGTAGCAGATGGAGTGCTAGGCGATGTTGCGCTGGATAAAGAATAATAAACATAACCAGATGCATTTCTAACACCTGCCGCTCCGTCATCGCCATTAGTTCCATTAGTTCCGTTAGAAGAAAATAAACGTGCTGGAGACCAATCACTTACAATAACTTCATCTGTAGTTTGTCGGCTTTTTGCAACCGCACTGCAAACATATAAGTCATCTGTTCCTGTAGGTATTAAACCTGTAAAGCTGTTGCCTAAATCATTGTTGTTCCATGTTCCGCTTGAAAAAGTCCAAGTTCTCGCTGTGCTAGGCTGATCAGTAACCGCAGTTGATGATCTTTTATAAGCATATACATTAGCTGTATTAAAACCATCTTCGCCATCTATAGAAGCCGCATCTGTCGTGGCATTTACAGGTGTTTGACCATTAAAGTCAGAGTCAGATGTTTTATTGTCTGACCGATCAACAGATTTAAATTTGTAATAAAACGCAGTTGCATCTGCTAATCCACCATCTAGATGCTCAGATTTTGCACCAAATCCACCCTTGGCAATAGATACTTGAACATAAGTACCATTAGAAGTTGTTGCACGATGAATCTCTACATGATCAAAGTCTTTTTCACTAGGGTTTGTCCAAACTAAACTAATTGACTTGTAACCTGCTGTTGCTGTGATAGATGTTGGCAACGATGGTGCTGTTGTGTCAGTAGCCGCAGTTTGTGTTGCAGAAACATAGGCACTAGAAACGCCAATACCGTTAACTGCTTTAAGTCGGACGTTGTATTGCTGTCCGTTCTGCAATCCGATTATTGTAAAAGGACTGCTTTTTGTTTGTTGGGAGAAGTAATCAGATGCAGTGGTTAGCTTATGCTCTACAACATAGTGATCTGTAAACGCATCAACAGCATCAGGCCAACTAACATTAAATGAAGTGCTAAATGTACCATCTGCCGCTAAAAATGAATCACCAGCAACACTAACACTTGCAGGTGCTATTGCTACAGTTCCATCGTAAAGGTCAACTTCACCTGCGCCTAAAAATACCTCTTCGTCAGATGTTGCCCAATCCCATATGCTTGCCGCTGTTTCTATTGCTTCGACATTAACAACCATTTGATCCGAACTAAAGCCCATCGAATAGCCAACAACTTCAAACACTTTACCTGAGTAACCTAGTCGGGTATTAGTAACGCTTATATTGTCGCCTATTTTAAATTTAAGCGCATTTAAGTTGCAGGGTATGGTTATGGCTTCTTGTTGCCTAGAACGCTGTAGAGCCAGCTTTGCAAGCCTCTGAGCGCGTATATTATTAACCGTGTAAGGCAAGGGCATATCTAGGTAAATAGGATCACCATCTTGCGCGGCATAAGTACTAGATATTTGTGCTGGATAGTCTGCTAGTATGTAGTTATCAGTCTCGCTAAGAAATACGCCTTTAACACCATTGTATGCGTTGCGCCTTGACTGCTTAGTTTGAACGCTTATCTCGCCAATAATCATTGACTCATCTATCGTAACCGTAGGAGCTACGTATTTACCTGCGTGTAGTTCAAACTTGCCGCCTGAGTAGACTAATCGTCCAATCATAGCGCCTGTCATGTTCTCTATATTGGCTTTAATAGAATTACCAGTGTCAATAACCCCGTCCATCGTGTAACGAACTTGTGATGTTGTATCAGAGAGTGTAATTGTTTCATTACAAACATCTGTTGCAGTATCTATTGATGATCTTAAAATATTGTCAACAGACTCTCCTAATCCGTATCTAACGTCAACAAGGTAATCTCTAATGCATAGAGCAGGGTTCTGACTCCATTGCCATGTAGCAGAATTATTTTCTCTTTGTGTACTTACACCTAGACTAGATTCGTAATATGGACTAGTGCTATCTTTTTGTGCATCGTAAACTTTTTTGCCGCGAATAACAGTCGATATGTTTGGCAAGCCTTGAGCAAACTTGTCTTGGTCGTATGTCAGTTTCACGACCATATACGCTGTGCCTAGTAGTTTATGGTTATCAGTCCACTTGGTTGAGTTTTCAACTAAACTTGCACTACCTCTTTGCGCGTTGTTATCAGCAGTTGTCTGATCTCCTTTATAAAAACCAATGTCAATATAAGGTGAAGTTGCAGAATTGCCCTGAGTCGCCCAAGCAGAGGTAAAATTACCGTTTTCCCAGACCTTTTGATCGTTAAACCATACTTGCTCATACGCATCTATCTCATGCCCTGCAATTGCAGTCACTAGCCAAAGGTATTTGTTATCTGTGCCAGTAGACTCTAAGTAAACGACATTGCCACCAATACGCGCACGACCATAAACAATCTTACGCGAATGTGCCGCGTCTCTAGTCATAACAGATTGACCTGCCATTTGTGCGCCTAAATCTGGACTAGGAGCAAGAGCGCGAGAAACTAAAGATAAACCTGCGCCTATAGCAAAAGCACCAAATGCCGCGCCTATAGAGATAAGACCACCTGCCGCAATCATTGCTGATCCGACAGATGCTAATCCTGCTACAAAGGTAATCGCCATTAATTAATCCTTAAAGCATTTAGAATAAATGCGCTCAATAAGATCAAACTCCATTCCGACCATAAGATCATCAAAAGGTATGTGAACTTTAGTATTAATGTTTAATAAAGATATGCCATTTTCTCGGCAGTGATCTTCTGCATACTTGACTAACTTGTAACCAGTAGCACCTGATCTGTGATCTGGCAAAACAAAAACAACATCGTTATTAGCAAATATATGATCTTTATAATGCAGACTTTTGTTAACTATAAGAACACAATACCCTACCAACTCGCCATCTTGTCTTGCCGTAAATATTCTAAGTATACCAGCGGCATCTAATCGAGCATATTCTTCCCAATCAGGATTTAGCTTTATTGTTCCTTGATTTAACGCCACCATTTCCCAATGCTTTTCAAGCAAAGGTTTCATGTCTTCTTTGACGTTAGCTAGACACTCGTGCGCTATAATCATGCCGCAGTCCAATCACCGTTATTTCCTACTCCACCTCGATTTCCTGATGATCCTGTTGAGCCGTTTTGTGATGATCCAGTTGGACGACCCCACATAATTTGTTTCTCTACAATCGCAGTAACAAACTCAAAGCCTTTATCAGTAGGATAGTCAATCTTTTGATCTTCTGCTGTATAGCGCCTAACCTTCGTTTTTTCAAATGCTACCAGTTTGTTTTCAGCCGCAATCGTAATTGTAGAATACTCGCCATTTTCTGCAATTGTCATAGTGTCCATAAAACCACTAAAAACAATAATAGGATCGCTAACTAACGAACCAGATGCATTAAAAGCACCAAGGCGTACACTAATTGGTCGACCTTGGTATTCATGATCTTTTGCAATAACAAGAAAAGAAGATTTAACACCTGTAATGCTAACATTCATTCCAGAAGCAGATATGTCAGACGTTTCTTGTATCTGACTAATTCCGAGCAAGTCACCTACGCCAAGATAAGTTTCACCGCCATAGGTTAAATCACCGACACCAGACCAAACATTTAATTCAGCAGGGTTTTCGCTTGAATCAAATTCCATGTTGACAAGGTAGATAGGTCTAACAGTATCAGCAACAAGTGCGTTGCTCATTGCAGTAGTTAATGTTCTGCTCATAGTGCTTCAACACAAGCAAAGGTAAAACCGTAAATGCTTGCCTCGTTTATAGACCAGCCTATATCGTTTGATGACATACGCCATAGACTTTTAGGCAGGTTATAGGTAATCGCTTGAGATGAAGTCACTGCTATACGAAGAGGTGGTTGGAAATTAAGCGTAGCCTCGTTAGCCGCTTTATCTTCTGTAACTAAATAAAGGTAATCGTTTAGTTGAAAATAAGTACCTGCTGGTACTGCAACTGTGCCTGAACCTAGCTCTAAAGTTTCTGCCCTTATAGCGGCACTACTAACAGTGTTAGCCGAAAGAGTGCTTGTGTGTAAAGGATTACCAAAAGTAAAAGTACCTTCTCTTCCTTTAAGGCCGACAATAAATGCTTCAACACTTCTAGCCTCCGCATGACTTAATGGCGGCAACGATATTTCAGCTTCCCATCGCGCACCCTGATGAGTATATACCTGTGTATCCAAAGTAAACGGTGACTCAGAAACAGCAACCACTCTGCGTAATCTCATTGACATATTTTGAATGCCAACAAGCGCTCCTGTAACTGGATTTGTTGGCCATGATAAAGGCATTTGTTATGCTCCTGCCATTGCTTTAGAGAAGTTACCACCGCGCAATCTAGCATCTGCTACAGCGCCTTTAGCGGCTTGAGCTATCTGAGGCATTAACTGAACGATCTCAGCACGTACGGTTTGCTGTACGCCTGTCGTTACGTTAATTGTTTGTTGAACAACAACACCATTTCCGCCACCAAGATTCTTATTAGATACAATTGATCCTGATTGATTTGGCACAAAAAGCTCAGTTCCGCGCTCACCAACCATGTAGGGCTGACCAGCCTGTACAGAACCACCTATAGCTTTAGGCGGTAATGGCACTCCTTCTCTAATTGGAGCAGTGGTCTGATTTTGAGTAGGAAATGGCGTACCTGTAATTAATCCAAACAAAGACTGAGTAATATAATACTGAACCAACATCTCAATTAAGCTATCAACTACACTTTTTGCCATTGCTTTCATAGCGTCAGAAAACTTTTGCGCGCCAGTTATCGCGTCTGTAAATCCTTTTGTAATTGCTCCAGACATTGACTTTGCAACTTTTTGCATACCCTCATCAAGAGAAGGAAAAGTTTCTTCTATGTTTTTAAAAGAAGCTTGCAACCTGTCAAATACTGTAACTAATTGTTTTGCTTCTGCAATTTCTTCAGGATTGATAACATCTAACTTAGGAGCAGAGCTTAACTTATCAATATTACCAAGAAGCATATTTATAACGTTTTCAAATCCTTCTACATCAATTACGTTTGATAAATCAATAGGAGTTAAGCCGCTTTGCATTTTTGCTTCAACTTCATTAATCTGCGCTTGAACTTCCATAAAGCGACGTGTAATTTCGAGAACACTAGGATTTGCTTTATCTAAACCTGCTTTTAATCTTTCTCCAAGTGTCAAAGGTCTTTTTTCGTGAAATACAATGTCAAGTGCTTCTTGTAATCTTACGGCTTGTTGCTCAAAGCTTTTTAAATTAATTTCTTGTGCAACTTTTTGAAATTTTGAGACGTTAGATTTAAATGCGTTAAAAGTTTTCCCAACATTTGTTAAAATCGTATCCAAAGATTGGACAACTGCAAGAGTAGCGTTTAAAAATGCTTTTGCCATGTCTCTTGCAAACTGCTCAACACCGCCTTTTTTCTCTGCAATTTTTTTGAAAAAATCTGTAAATTTTGTTGTTAATGACTCGATAGCAGGGGCAAGGGCCGCAACAAATTGATCTCTTAGCCCTTTAGTAATTGCTTTAAGTTTTGTAAGAGAGTCTGTTGCATTTTCAACACCCTTCGCCGCATCAGAGGACATTACTACCCCTAAAGCTTTAGCTTCCCCAAGCAATTCAGAAAGACCTTCCCTGCCCAAGCTAAGTGTGTTAACTAATGCCGCGCCTTCACTATCAAATAGCTTAAACGCTAATCTAAGGCGGTCAGATTCGCTTTCTACGTTACTGAAGGCATCTGCAAGCACAAGCATTCTTTTATCTAACGGCAGTCTATTTAGTTCTTGAGCGTTAATTCCTAGCTCTCTAATAGCACCTTTAGCCTCACCTGTACCTTTTGCGGCCTCTGCGGTTCTACGCGTAAACCTTTGCAGAGCCATGTCCATTGTGGTCGTGGCAACACCAGTTATTTCTGCGGCAAAACGCAAACCGCTCAAAGCCTCGGTGGTTGTGCCTATCTTAGATGCAGTCTTAGCTAATGAGTCTGTAGCACTAAGAGATGATTTGACTAATAAGCCAAAGCCAGCTACGCCAGCTACGCCTACCAGAGCAGTACGCATTGAAAACACTGCGCCTGTAACTTTTTTTAAACCTGCTGTGACGCTACCAAAGCCTTTCTTGGTTTTGTCAAACGCCTTAATCGTAATGTTTACATTTTCAGCCATTGTTTTCACTCATTATCTTAAAGTAGGCCAACCATTCATTAAAATGATTTACAGGCATTTGTTCAGCATCTTCTAACGTAATGTGAAGGCGATCAGCCAAAGATAAAAGATTCATCCTTGAGTGATCGCTTCTCAGTTTTTTTCGAACACCTCTGGCGATTCTATCTCTGCAAACATCTGATTGGCTATATCTGATATAACGCTTGTTTCTTCGCCCATCAAATCTATCCTATCTTCAGCAGATGCGAACAATTTTGAGCCGCCTTTATCTTCTGCTTTCATACAGATCAAGTCTACCATAGCACCAATAGTCGTATTGTTAAGAAAGTCAGGGTGCTTCTTCTGCAACTGGTCTAAGTCATAGCAAGTAATAGTTCTACAATATAACTTAAATGCTCCAGATTCGTCACTCCATGCAGGAACTACAACTTCTCGCGCCTGTATCTTTCTTCTGCTTCGTAACTCTTTAGCTAATCCCATGGTTTATCCCCCTTAGTTATGGATTTGATCCTGTAGTAACTGCTCCAGTACATTGTATTGTAAAGCTCGCCTCTACCATGCCATCAAAAGCGCCAGTAATAGACTTGCTCGTTACGATGCCTGATCCTGAGTAAAATTCTTCACCAGAGCCAGTGCCAGTTGGATGTACTTGCCAATCAATAGATGCTCTTTCGTCAAGACCAGTCTGAGATACGTCAGCTTCATCCCAGTAGCATTCTAAAGTTAATGTGTTAGTAGAAAGTCCTTGTTTGTACGATCGTACAGAATCGCCCATTACTGAATCTTCAATAGTGTCCGCTGAACCGTCAAACGTGAAAGAACGAACTTCTCCCACAGCGGCCATAGAGCCGCCTGAAGGCTGAATTTTTACTATGCCAGATGCGCCTGTTTTAGTCGCCATGATTATTTACCTTTTAAGTTAAGTTAAGTTGTGCCGCGAGTATACTGATATACAATGCGAACTGTAATAATGACCCCACCAACGGGATCAATAGAACCTTCATCTATCTCAACATTAACCACTTGCGTATCTATGGCTTTATTGCCTCTAGTACGGTCAACGTCAAGACCTTCTTCAATCGCCTCGATTATGTTGTTTCTTGCGCTGTCAATTGCAGAGCTTTTAACAAAACAAACCAAGTCATAATTTATTGTACCCATTCTCTGAGTAGTCAATCCACCTATCGATGCATCCTCTCTGCTTTCATCAGCACTACGTACTAAGACGGCAGGGTATTGAGCATTTGATAACTTCTCAAAGTCAAACGGCTCACGTGTAACATATTTTACAGCAACAGGACTGTTGATCCCTTTAAGCGTGGTAACGATATTTTCTGCTATCTCTTCTCTTACGCTCATTTTAAGTTCCTAAAAAAGACCTGACCTAGTTGCTTTTCTTCTTTGCGATTAAAACCAAAGAATGGTCTGGACTTGTTATTCATTGCCGCCTTTTTAGCTTCTGCGGCACGTGTAAAAAATATAACAGCCTGTTTACTATTTGCCTTAGTTGTCATACTGCCAAGCATCTTACCTGTAAACTGCAAATCAGGTGTTGATCCTCTCCCTCTTTTACTTCTAAATGCCGCATAGGTAGGGTTGTACTTTTTAAAAAAACCGCCTTTAAATCCTTTTCCTTTAGCAGTCCTGTCCTCAATAATACCTACGCCAGCTTGTGCAGTAATTGATAAAGCCCTACGCACACTTGCTGATAATTCTTTTCCCTTCTTTCCTATTCGCCTTGATACTTCTTTAGCGTTTGTTTTAACGCTGACTTGCATTATCTATCTAACCGCTGTCCGACAGGCTGTTTCTCATCTTCTTTAACAACGCCATCGCCATCTTCGTCATAGTCTACGCCATCAGCCAATACAGCTTCTAACTCTTCGCCATATCGTGCCTTATAAAAATCTATCATGCTTTGAAATCTGTCACCTTCTACCCAGTTAGTCAACTGAGGTAACGCATAACGCCACAACACAAGATAAGCACTTGCCATTGTAAACTGCGTTGCTGTGAGCTTGGTATTGTCCATCTCACCAGCTATGTTCTTGCGAGGCCACCATCTAATGCGTAACTCACGCTGTATGTCAGCCTGTGCTTTAGGGTGTTCAAGAACAAAAGACTCGATACCTAGATCGAGAATGTCTGGAATTAATTTTAATAAGTCTGCATCGCTTGAATAAGCCATTACCATTTCACCTTGTCAGCCCAATAAGCCGCTGATGCTGTTTTGTCTTTACGTCCTTTTGCTATCTGCTTTGCAAATCTTGCCTTGAACGATCTTCTCTTTGCTTTGTCTGCTTCTGATTCATTCTTTCTAGGCGGTTTGTTATCTGCACCTTTCTGTCCAAACCTAATTAGCTTTATTTTATCGCCTTCTTTTGCCAGTACAGCGTGACTCTTGCTGTCATGGTTAGGTGTTCTTTTAGGCTTGTTGTAACCCTCAAACCTCTCACCGCGATAATTGATTGCCATATAAACCTCGTAAGAATGCCCCCTTTCGGGGGCAATCAGTATTACAATGCCGCGTCAGATAGAATCTCAACACCGAACGAGTCATCAAGCTCTGCAACACCATATACAGCAGTGGCGTTTAGCTCGAATGCTCTGAGAGACTCATCACGCTGAGGCGCAATGTTAAAGTCGCGCTTCATAGCAATCATCAATGCTTCTGGAGCAAATACAGCACCCTTCGCATCGTCATTGCCGTCTACAGATACGTTAGCAGACTCATATACATTAATACCTGCGATAGTACCAACATAACCAGAACGCATTGCTTCGTTTTGCAAGTCGCCACCATTTGGATTAGCAAAGGTGTTAGTTAGGTTAGCTTTCAACTGGTAAGCTTGGAACGGATGTACAACAGCGTTAATCGCTCCAGTGACCTTGTTAGAACGCAAAGTAGCCGCGGCTTTAAATAAGTCAGCAACAGTAATCTCTGCGCCAGCCGATCCAATAGAGCTAGAGAAACCGTCAAACAAAGCAATAAGGTCAGTATCAATCTTAGTAGCAATAGAGTTACCAAGAACAGTACCAAGCTCAACAGCAGGGTTTCCGTCACCGTAAGTTGCCATATCAGTCAATAGAACTTGTGCGCCTACCTCACCAACAGTTACAGAAACTGAAGAAGTAGAAACAGTAGTGCTAGTCATGTCAGTGCCTTCAGTCAATGCCGCGGCAGTAATCGCAGGGTACTTAGGAACCTGAATTGTCTTGCCAGCTTGTGCTTGAATGTTGTACTGAGTTACTAGACCCATCATTAGGGATTGCTCTTCTGCGGTGAAACGCGCCTGAGCTACGATATTGACGAACAGGTCGTCAAGAGTTGTGGAAGTTGTTGCGGCCATGATTATATCCTCAAAAATTAAATTAGTGGTTTGTGGTTACTTTTTCTTCATCGCGGCAAATTGCTCTTTGCCACCATTACTCCAGTTTGCAACCATATCTGCCACAGATTGAGGCTTCTGTGTAGAGCCACCAGCGTTACCCATCGATCCTGTGCCACCTTGTGACGCTTTGACCATGTGTGGGTTTACTGTCAAAAATTCTGCTACCATTTCATTAACAGATAGCAGATCACCGCTGTCATTGTATCGCGGTACTCCGTTACCGTCTAGCACCTCTACCATTCCATCATCTGACAGTCTGGTTTGGTCTTTTAGCAACTGAGATACTTGATTTGGATTGACAGCGTTATTATTAGAAGCCGCACCAAGAATCGCTCCATCTACTAGCGTCTGTTGCAACTTACTTTTGTAACTCTGTATTTCCGCATCTTTCTTTTCAACTGTTTTCTTCAGGATAGAATCAAACTCGCCTCTCTCTTTTTGTCGCTCGAGTTCTGCGGCCTCTCTCTTTGCCATCAGTTCTTTTGCGTCATCAAGATCAATGCCTTGTATCTTCTTATCGAACTTGCGTTGCTCTCTTGCTACGCGATCCGCAACAATGCGGTCTAGTTCATCCTGTGTAAACGTCTTTGTTTCCTGAGTTTCTACTGCCGCTGTTTCAGTCTCAGCTTGTGTTTCCATGATATCATCGCTCATGTTACGAACCTCTTATAGAGTATTGGTGAATTAACAGTATAGCATATTACTTATTTCTTCTTTTTTTTATTTTTTTTCTTTGGTCGTCCTACTTTGGTTCCGTATGTACCTTTACCTTGTGGCATTATTGTCTCCTTAAAAAACAGCCCTAAATCTATGACGGCAGTTATAGCCGCCACGCACAATAAACGGATTACCGTCTATTTTTCCAGCCCAATCACCAGACCAGATTTCTTCAATTTCTTCTTTGGTGTATGTCTTGCCTACGTGCTTTGAACAGAACTTGCGCGTAACCTCATCATCTGGCCCTTGATACTTAAACTCTTTAGCACCTGACTCTAACGCTATTCTCGTATTTACAGCCGCATCAAACTGCATTAGCGAATCATGTAGCTGTTGACTGGCATACCGACCTAAATCACTGCCTACAGTCGCTCTAATTGTTGCTACGCTTGCGGCAAACGGTGTACCTGTTAATGTGCTTTCATAAACTTCTTTGGCTATTACATCTAAATACTGCTGACCTAAGTCCTCGAACCCTTTAAAGGTCAAGCTCTGTAGTTGATTGATGATGCTCTGGTCTAACTGCGCTATGTCACCATATTGACTTAACATAGCAATTGCTTTAGCCGCCACGCTGTTATACTCTCTAACCAAACGATCAACAACAAGCAAATATTCTTGCTCTATAGCTTCACGTAAAACAACTCTAGCTTGTATTGCCCACTCTAAATCAAACAACTCACCATCACGCAAAGGCGCAGTAGCCATAATATCTGCTATGCGATTTTCTAAAGTAACTAATGCGCTTGCTAATTTAGCCTGATGAGTATCTGCAAGCTTAATAAGATCACGCAACTGATCTATATCAGCGGCCATTAGCTTTCGATCTCAAGTGCCTGTTCGTTAAACTGTCCTAGTACCTGTGTACCAGATTCTATCTCTGCGTGCGATTTTGCAAGTTGTTCATCATCAAGCAACAAATCAGCAATCTTTTTATCTATTTCCTGCGACAGGGTAACTGACTTAACGCCAGTAGAACGCATTTGCTGAAGGAACATAAGCTCCTTGTCGTAATCTCTAAGATCAAATGCATCAGGGTAGAATATTTCAACATCAGGGGTAACATCTTGCCAATCACAGAACAACAACCATAACTGCTCTTCGGCTAACTCTAACAAATCAGCCTTCTCTGCTAATTTAGCGTTAAGCATTTGAAATTCTGTTGCCATAGCCACACCGCTCATCGTTATGGCTTCTGTGCCACGTACAGCACCCATATGACTCATGCGATTAATAGACTGAATCTTATCTTGTATTGACGCTCTAACAGCGTCTAAGTTCTGTCCGCTTGGCTGTAGTTGGTAAGGCTTTAGGCTTGCGTCCATATCATCAGGTAAATTAATGACTGCACCTGCCCCTGCACTGGCATCTGTCTGATATGACTTTACTAGTGTCGGGTGGTTGCTGATCCGAATCAATTGCTCTATTTCTGATAGCTCTTGATAGATAGCGCGTTGCATATAACTAGCATCGGCTATATCGCTTAATCCTATGCCTCTTGTAACGCTACGGTTAGCAGGTAAGAATACGGCAGGTATACGACCTAACACATTGTCATCAACTTCTATCTGCTTATCTAAGTCATTTACCGAATGCCATAGCTCTACGCGGTCTTTGTACCAGACTCTGTAGTATGTTTCGGTGGTAGTCTCATCAACACGTATAACAGACTCTCTAACCTTTAGGTAGTCAAGCTCAAACCTACCGCTAGGGGTTCTAACATAGTTCCAATCTAAGACGTTTTCAGGGGTAAACATAGTCACATAAGGGCGAATGTCTTGGGCTAACTCTTCTGCCTTTGTACCTGCGTTAGACTTTGGCTTATCCATCATAATCCAGACATGACCATATACACTTGACCAAATCTGGCACTCACGCATAAACGAATTAAAGCTACGACCTTCTAAGTCACAGTCGTCTATAAAAGGTTCTAATGCTACGTTATTAGCCGCGCTGTTGTAGGCTCTAGTGGGTGGCACTCGCCACAAAAAGCTAGAGTAAATGTGAACTATAGACTTTGCATGATTATCTAGTGGGGTTAAGTCTAATCTACGGTCATAGTCATCACTAGTTTCTGATATGTAGCGCGTCAAATATGCGCCATTAAAGTAATCCTCTCCACCCAGATAAGAGCGAACATAAAACTCCCATCGGCTTTCGTATTTATCATAATCGGGGTGCGTTGTATCTGCGCTCAATCTCATCAAGTCCACCTAGTCGGTTGTGGTGTATCGTATTCTGTGCGAACAGGGAACAAATATTCTACCAAGTAACCGAGGGCATCGTTCATATGATCAAAGCCATCTTTATTTGGTATGCTTGTTCCTTCCTTGTATGTTTGTCGTTCTAAGCTCTTAATCGTTTGCTTACACTTAGGACTAAAAAACAATTTCCGCTGACCATTACTGCTTAGTAAACGGCTATTCACTGCGTTTATTCTATCTCTAACCAGAGCATGGGACTTTTTGGCTTTAACCGC